AGCCATCTGGCCCTGTATGTTGCCGTAGAGTTGATAAGGGAAGCTGCCGCGCTGTATCATACTACTGATGTCGAAGAGTTGAGTACGGATCTCAACTGGCACAGGCGGAGGTTGTATATACCCAACGTCGTCAGTTGGAGACATGCGGAAGATAGCTCCACGCTTGTTGACATCTTCAGGTTGTATAATGGGGCCGCCAGATGTCTTCTCGAACATCTTAGCTTGGGCAGTGTCACGGAGAAGTTGTTGGAGAAATGTGTGCTGACGGTTGTAGTTGCGGATGACGTGCTCGTTGACAGCAATAAGTGGTTGTCCGATTGTCTCTCGCCAGACGTCATCTGGCATAAGGCTGCCCCTATCTGGAAGCCCACCCACAGGTCCTACAAACACTGGGATGCGGGGAAGTTCTGGGTGGGGAGTTAGGGGCTTCACAAACTTATTGTCTACGATTATGGAGTTGTAGACTACCTCTCCATCTGTAATCCAGTAGTCATATATTTGTACTCTAGGTGGGAGCTGCCAGTTTATGTCCCAGCCTCTGCGCTTGGCCTTGGCGAGTACAGAGCTGCGAAAAGTCTTGTATGCGTGGACGACCTCTATAAGCCCAAGCTCGTCGTCATATCTGGGGTATACCTCGTTAGGGCTCCAGATCTCCGCCATCAGTGAGTTGTTGTCAGCTGCGGCAAATACACTGTACCAGCCATATGCCAGCATGTGGCTGACAAGTTCTCCCAACCAGCTGCCACGGCCTCTACTTCTGTTGCGGGCGTCCTCTCGTTTCCAGACTGAGTGGATGAAGCGTTCTACTTCACTAGTTGGGACAATCTCGGCCTTGCTGATGTCAGAGGTAGGTATCTTGTGGCTAATGTTCTTGGGGGTGAGTAGAAACTTAGCTAGGTTGTAAGCTGTGCGGGGCTCATTGCTGATGAAGCTCTCCAGGCCCTTTTCCTCAAGGTAGTTATCCATACGGAGAAGTCGGTACCACTCTTGGAACTTGACGTTGCGTCTGTGCCATTGAGAGATTAGGGCTGTGCAGTTTTGTAGAATAGTATTCAGGTCCATTATCGAGTTTCTCCAGGTTTTGGTGTCTGTCTGATGGCTTCCTCAAGAAACTGCTGGGCCTGAGCTTGCGTTAGTCCATGCTTGTAGCCCCAGTCTTCGAGCATAGTAGCTTTCAGGTTGGCTACGCGCTTCTCGTACTCTGCCTGAGCTACTATGCCATCTCTATTTAGGGTGACGGACCTAAGCTCTGCCAGCAGGTCTTCAATCCTGTTTTGTAGAGAGATTATCTTTGCCTCAAGCTCTTGGACGTACTGCATGTCTACGCCTCCAATGTCCAGAGTAGCGTTTACTATCGCTGATGAGATCCTAGTAATGTTGTTGAGTACTATGTCCATGTCTGACTGGTTATTTATGAAGCCAAGCTCTAACAACACATCGTTAGGTTGACGCCCAGCACTGAAGGTGTACCAGTTGGTGCGAGTTCTCTCGCTGCCTGGTAGTACGCCCCTGTATCTCAGGTTAGGGATGGTTTCTCTGATGTAGCGGCCAAGTATGGCTGCGTACTGCCAGCTGCTGTTATCTGTTTCCTGGTACCAAACTTCGAAGCCAGTGGCAGATAGATTGGGAGAGCTGTTTACGTGTAGGCTGAGGAATGCATCTGGACGCCAGAGTAGAGCTGTGCCAACTCTCTCGTTTAGACTTACGTAGCGGTCACTCTCGCGGGTCATAATTACCTGGATGCCTTTGGAGAGGGCTTTGTCTCTTATAGCTAAGCCCAGTCGTATGGTGACATCCTTTTCTGTTACAACTCCAACTGCCCCTGGGTCATACCCGCCGTGGCCTGGGTCTATAACTATCAGCATGTTACTACCACCTCTGCCAACCATAAGTGCCTACTAGTCCCTTCTCGACAGGTACACTGTCTCGGCAAGCTACTGCAATCGCTGCAGAGTCGTGTAGATCGTCCTTACCAACTGAGATGTATTGGACTTTGCCAGAGGATTTTCTTATTCTAATGTTGCGGAGCTCACTGACAATCCTGTGGTCGCTTATAGATAGATTACCAAGATTGCGCCTGAGTTGCTCAATCATATAGGGTTTGGTGCGGTTAGTAGTCAGCCAACCAACCTCAACTGCACTCTCGCGGCCAGTTATTATGTCTCTACGGTGGTATAAGTTTCCATAGCGTTGCTCGATGAGTACGCTTATCACTGCCAGACCATGACTGTTAGCCTCGACAACTAACACTGCGTTGTTGTACATCTTGGCGATGCGTAGAGAAGTCATGGCTGTCTCACTGGGGCCTAGCAGCCTATACCAAGTTGCACAGTGGTACCCCTTGTCACCCTCCCACCTCCAGACTGTGATTGCGCTGTAGCTGTACTTTCCCTGCCCTGGGTCAACAGATACTAGATACTTGTATCCTTCTTGGGGAGGCTCCCAAATGTCAATTCCATCTATGGTTGTAGTTGGTGGCACACATTGTTTGGCGAGAGAGTCTATTGTATCTTTGCTATATGCCATATCTCCAGCGGCCAGGAAACACGTTACGTCATCTTCTGGGTACTCCTGGAGAAATAGGTGTGTTTGGCCTTCCTCAAAGACGAGGCTCTCCATCTCGGCAATCTTAGCACGCCTCCAGCGGATTTGGTCATCATCTAACCCGCGCTGTTTCAGTGCTAACTCATCAGTGGTGAGGTTGGTAAGCTCGGCCTCATCTGGGTTGGCGGGTGGTAGTCTGTATTCCTTGTACTGGTACCAGGGGTAGAAGCTACTCCTCCACCCGCCTCTGCCAACCAGGCCATCCCTATATAACTTAGTATGAGCATTGTCCTCACCGTTGGGAGTGCTGACAAGTATAACCCTACCCTCTTTGGGGACTCTCTGTAGGGTAGGTGTAAGGATGTGAGCTACATCTGGCCAGAATGCTATCTCGTCGCCTAGGAAGTTGTGTATGGGCTCACCACGCCCGAAGACGTAGGCCCTCGCACTGCCTATGTACAGTACGCTGTTGATGTCTGGGAAAGATTTCTCGTAGCTACTACGGTGGTACATCTTTGGGCGGAACTTTTCTGGTATATGGTCGTAGAAGAACTGGGCCTTATGTAAGAGCCGTTGAGTGATGAACTCTTCGTGAGCTACTATGACACTGGTTGTGCCTGGGGTAGTTATAGTGTCCACCAGAAAGAACGCAATTACCAGACTACTGAAGCCGACCTGGCTGGGCTTTACAACTACCTCCCGACAGCCTGGTTGAGACATCTTGTTGTAGAAGTCGGCCTGGATCTCATTCAATACAAAGGGTACAACCTGGCGTTGCTTGTTCTCAATCAACAAGAAGGTCTCCATAAAGCGGCGCTTGTCGAGTATGAGTTGTGCAAAGTCTAGAGCTTTCATGGGGAATATACCATAATATATACTCTACCTACTCTACTATACTCTACCTACTCTACTATACTTTCTTGATACTGCCTGGCCTGCCGATGCGGCTGATCTGGGCCTTGATAATGTTGCGTCTGGATGATTGAGACTGTATGGGAGATGTAGTGCGCCTAGTTCTGCGCACTCTCTTGGTGCCGTATAGACTACTCCTTGCCATTGTTACCCTCCTAATAAGGTAAGCAATCTTGTAAGTACGAGTGCCTCTACCACCGCTGCCAGACACAGTACTACCATCAACACAAAAGCAGCTACATAAACCAGTGCCCGCAAAGCTGTCATCAGTCACTCCCTCCCAGTCGGTGTAGCTCCTCTCTCCAGAGGGCGCGCAGCTCAAAGATGGCCTGCAGAGTTTCACCCAGTCTGGCGAGCAGATGCTCCTCTACCTCTGTCATTGGAGTCTCAATAAAGGCTGAATAAACCTCTTCTGCGCGCTGAACCAGCTCTTCGTACAGTTCCCACTCTCTATACGATACTGTCACTTGGGATACCACTGGGTGCCTCCTTACCTTGATGCTGAAGGCGGCATAACTATCCTTGTTATGGTTTGCTTGTCTATACTCACGTAGATAAGCGTCTCACTCACACCAGGCTTGACGCAAGTGATCTTTACCTGCTGTACTGGCCCAGTATCACTGAAGGAGCGGCGTTCCTCTACACTAATACAGCGGCCCTCGTCTAACAAGTTGTAGCTCGCTGTCCCGTCTGGAGGTATAACAATTGGAGTTGGAGGTGAACTGGTGCGCTGGGGAGCTCTACCCTGGCAGAACCCACCAATAACCAGCCCCACGAAGAGTAGAGCTACCCCAATGAGTATGTATCGTACCCATATCATAATATATACTCTACTCTACCTACTCTACCTTATATACTCTACTCCACCTACTCTGTCTTACTCTCTGTGCTGCCACTCTTCATCTTGTCAATCTGGGACCTCAACCTCTCCTCGTACAACCTCATCTG